TTTTCCTCGGAGTGGCCGTGACATGTACGTTAAACGCGGCATTGTCTATGTGCGTGAGAAGATGGGAGGATGTCCCAACCTCAATCCGAGCAATGTGATAGTAGTGATGTCACATATTAATGCGTACGCAGCTGGCACGCTGCACTTGCGGGCGAGCGACAAAGCTTGCCTGGGTGAACGCATTAAACGCGCTGTGTTTGTTCCCACGAAAGAAGATGTCAAGTTTGCGAAGTGCATGGCCTCAATACCGGTTCAAAATCGGATTAAGAAGGCCGCGCTTCCAACCACCCATTAGGGCTGCCCGCGGATATGCCACGGGTATTCATGGGCAGATTTGGGAGTACGAACTCCGAAAGCTCTTGAAGACATCTTGGACGTGGAGTACACTGGGGGGGTGGTAAAGCCCGTTAACTATGCCATATGCGACTCTTTGGGCTATCGAGGCCAATTATTAGTTGCTAATAAAAGCATACAAAACTTGAGGCGCGCGGTAGTGACACGCGTCTTTTGCACATGGAATAAGGATAAGACAGAACTATCCATGTGCATAAAACCGACCCACGCAGTCAACACTGATTTTTATGAGTTTAGACATCAGCTCAAACGGAGAACGAATCTTATACCTCCGTGTCAACTGGAAGAAATTCCTGATATGTACACGGGGCCAAGGAGGAAACGCTACGAGAGGGCTGTTGCCAACTTGCACAGGAGAGGTAGGCGTCGTCAAGACGCATATATAGAAGTGCACATGAAAGTCGAGAAGATTGTGGTGTCTACCGGATGTGATTCCGGGATTGACACCAGGTTATTGCAAGCTAAGGATCCACGTGCGATCCAGGCCCGAACCCCAGAGTACAATGCACACCTGGGGCGGTTCCTCAAACAAAATGAGAAACGGTTCTTCAGAGGGATAGACCGCTTGTTTCAATCGTTGCCACTCCATGATCATCACCTCACCGTGATGAAGGGGTTAAACGCTAGAGACACCGGTCAAGCAATCGCTGAAAAGTGGTTCTCCTTCACCAATCCACGAGCGATAAGGTTGGACTGTGTTAGGTTTGACCAGCATATCTCGTTGATGCTCCTAGATTTCGAGCATAGCTGCTACCTTGAGTGTTTCAAGGATATCTGCACAAAAGAAGAATTCCAATTGTTGCGTACGCTGCTAAGTGAACAGCGGATAAACAAGGTATTCGGGCGATGTAAAGATGGCAGCTTGAGGTATACCGTTCATGGTAACCGGATGTCCGGAGATATGAACACGGGTTTGGGTAACGTGGTGATTATGTGTGCATTGATTTTTGCGTATTTGGTGGATGCTCGAAGAAGGTGTGCCGCTCGTGGACGCACGAGACCGGAGACCATCCACATTGAACTGGCGGATAATGGCGATGATGCTTTTCTGCTGATGGAGGACGAGGATTATGATACCGTTCTCGAAGGACTTTACACCTTCTTCCTTAAGTTTGGGGTCGAACTTGAAATTGAAGGTGATGCCCGAACCATTGAGGGGCTTAAATTCTGTGGGTCCCACCCAATATGGACCCCGGAAGGTTATATCATGGTACGTGAACCACGTACGGCATTGATTAAAGACAGCGTGTCATTACTCCCTATCACAAATGAAAAGGAGTTTGATAACTTTCGTGCCGCCAACGCTGGTTGCGGGATTGCCTTGTGTGCAGGCATTCCGATTTGCCAATCATTCTACACCGCGCTCGGGCGTGGTGTTGTACCCACTAGACGTACGATATACGTTAGTGGGGCGGACTATTTGGCACACGGACTAGAGACAAAGGTTAAGGAGGTGCA